GCTGTCAAGCGAATCCTGCTTAAACACGTCATCAGGATGCCGCAACTCATACCGCATCGTGCCATCTGCGTTCCGATAAGGAAACACGCCGCAACGAGTAATTGCAGGCGTGTCTAAGATAAATCCCTCATCTGTGCGGGTGGCCTTTATTTCGCTAACGTCAAAACGTTGCATTGTCATATTAAACCCCTACGTTTTAACTCCCTATTTAATTCAGGATTTTCACCACCACCAAATATGATAGCGTCAATATCCTCCAAAGCTGGCAAAATCATCTCAGCCCAACAGCGGCAACGAATCGGCACGCCAGCATGGCCATCATGCGGAGGCTTATCCCATGAGTAGATTTTACCCTCACGCAACAAATGCTCTGGCCTTTCACGCGCATCAAGACGGCCACGCCAACGGTACTTAGCAATGCCAATACGCGTTTGCCGCTCCCGTGTTAGCTGTGCGTTAAGCTTCTGAGTTTGGTCAACTGCGATTAATTCAGCGCGATTAACTGGCATATTGATTGTTTGCATAATTTGCTTTTTAAGCGTATCAACGTCAGTACCATTTGAAATAGCAGCACTAACTTGCCCTGCAATCTTTCTCTGATAATCAACGCCAATGTCTTTAATCAATTCTGCATTAATCTTAGACCACTCTTTCAAGGCTTCTTCAAGCCAAGGCTCTTTTGGTGCAAATACATCTAAGCCATAACCAGACTTAATCACAGCAAAGAATTGCAAGCGGTTGAATCCTGCAATCTTTTCAGCCAACTCATAAAGCTTTTTAATCACAATATCAGCATACCTTGATACGCTTGATGCAATACCCATTACTTCACTAAGCAAAGTCTTGTAATCGTCCTCGCTTGCATCCTGACGCATGTTTAACGCCTTGTAAGTCGCACTTTGCAACTCTTTGGCATAATCACCAATAAGACGCTGATACTCGCGCTCAATCGCAACGGGATAAAGCCAAGCCTTAAGACGTTTCGTTTGCATATGATGCCGCCTCTGATTTACTTACTTCCTCTGCGTAGCCAAACAAGTTTTTAGACTTCATGTACTCGATAATCTGAGCATCATCAGTAAAGCCTAAATTGTAGATTGTAGCTATTGAATCAGCTTCAACCTTATTTGCATCTGCTTTAAGCTTAGCAACTTCAGCGTCCGCCTTTTCGTCAGTATCAGGCAACGGATTAAATTCAATTTTCCAATTGTCTGCTAAACCTTTGATGTCAATCTGACCCGCCAGCATTGCGACAATCCGCTCAATAGCGGGTCTAAGCATAGACTGTATAGCCGTCAAGGTAGAGTAGTAATTTTTCCAATCACTCTCACCCGTAGCATTTAGTCCGTTTGCAGATTGTCCGAATAAAACAGTTACAGGAATGCCTGTGTCAGCAGATACGCGGCTTTCTTGAATTGCGACTGCATCTTTGATGCCTGACAGGCTTAAGTCATTAATGACAAACTCGTCGCCCGTGCTTTCTTTCGTACCGTCACCACCATCTATCACAACAGAGTTAAGCAGGCTGCGAACGTTATCAACCAAGTTAATACGCGCTCTAACTGTTTGTTCGCCGTCAGTAGTTTGGTTTTGCTTGTCAGTCAGTAAAGCATCAGCCAAGCCTTGCATTGTGTACACGGCTTGTTGCTTGCGTTCCAATACTTTCAGCGTCAATCCAACCGCATCATAGTACGCATTAACAGCTTCCATTTTCTTAGCCGCTGTCACACGACCTTGAAACGGATTTGCTTGCACGTTCATACTAGAAAATGGCATACCCTTAATCGCAATCATGCGCGATTCATGAATCGTTACATTGTTCCAATTGTAGAAAATTGGCATGTTGTATTTTGGATTGTTTGCGTCGGTGTAAACGTCACCACTCGGACTAAAGTCGCTAATAGGATAAACGCGCAAACTGTCAATCTTATATTGCGTATTAGGATTGAATGGCGTGATAAACGACTTGTAAGCCCTGCCAGCGATGATTGGGACTATCACTGCCCCGCCGCTTAAGTCAATGTATCTTGCAGCATCTTGCAATACTTGAATCAGCTTCAAACGGTCAAAGTCGTCGCATATTTCTTTATCTTCATCGCCTGAAATTGTTATGCCCTTGCCAACACAATCCATTGCAGGCTTGTCGATTACACGCGCATACAGGCCACCTTCATCATATCTAAATGATGAGTTAAGGCCTCTATACATGCCGCCCCTATAGCGATTCTGAGCCGTTGCAATGTCAAGTAATCCATCTTGGTTAAGCACCATAACCCTCGCTTTTTATAATCATAATACCGCCCCAAATTTATCTAAATTAAACTTATTATTTGATGCTAGCAACTCTTGAATAGCCATCACAAGCGCGTCAACTTGGTCATCGTGGTCATGAGTATCATTTGAAGTAAACTTTTCGCACTCGTCTATAAACTCAGATACCCACGCCGCATCACTTGGCAAGTAGATAAAGCCTGATTCAATATACCCTTGCACGTTCATAACGCGAGTATATTTATCCACATCAACTTGAACAGGCTTAATAGGCAGTCTATGCTCTTGCTTAATCTTTTGAATTAAACCTGTGCCGCTCGCCTTGTCCTCAACATACATCGCATTTAATCGCCCCGCTCTATGCTTGTTCCACACATCATTTGCCATGCTTTCAAGCTGAGGGGCTTCCCACTTACCGCGAATCAAGTCTATTACATATAGCCCACCATCATCACCCAAACCAGCAACAAGAAAAACAGAATAGTCATTTGCTTTCTTTGTCTTTAATGCGGTATCAACGGTTATGATGGTCATTTTCATACGTGGCATTATGCTGTAGCGCCTGAACCATGCGCCCTTGATGATATTACCGCCAAGTGCCTTGGGTGTTTGCATGTATTGGCCATTCCAAACGTAACTATTTGAAGTCTTAATTCGCATCAAGGCTTTATAATCATGCTTTGCTGGCCATAATGGATTATCCTGCTCATCAAGCACTGGAATCTTTAATAATTCCCATTCTTCTCCATTGCCACCACTCAACAACCACCCAGCCAAGTCACTTTCGTGCAATCGCTGCATAATAACGATAATTGGTGTATCAGGACTGTTTGTTCGGCTTTCTAGCGTATTCTGAAACCATTCTATTACATTGGTTCGCATTGTTTCGCTAGTGGCCTCGTCAGCCTTGTGTGGGTCGTCAATGATAATCGCGCCACCAAATTCTTTGCGCGGCTTACCAGCACCAAAACCAGTTAATGTGCCGCCAGTACCAACGGTATAGAATGCACCGCCTTTATCGGTTGTAATATGCGCCTTAGCTTCACTATCTAGCCTAACGTCAAACACATTACGATAAGCCTCATGCAACATCAAATCACGCACCGCAGTACCATTTTTGGCCGCTAGTGTCGCACTATAGCTTGCATGGATAAACTCAGCGTCAGGATACTTACCCAAGCACCATGCGGCAAAATTAACAACAGCTAATTCAGTCTTTGAGTAGCGAGGCGGGATATTAATAATTAACCGCTTACACTCACCACTTTCAACTCTCTCAAGCGCATTGCATATCAGCTCATGATGCCAATTCTTAAGCCAATTAAAACCGCGCCGCTCTTTAAACATATAGCGAGAAAACAGATACAAATCATGCTTTGCCGCCTCTTGCAACACTGCATGCTCTGTAGGTGTTAATTCACTCATATCTTCTCACTTGCGCCTTTTAGTATCTCTTTTACATCCTCTTTGCTGATTGCTGCTTTAGGTGTCATGCTGCCATCGCTTGACGTTACATCCTGCTCAATCTTATCAGAGTAATTATGCTTGGCCATCATAAGCTTTGAAATGGCAGGGTTAAAGTCACCACCAAGCCCGCCATTAATCAACATTCGCTCTTGTAAAGTCGCAATACTATTTAACATGTCTTGAAAGTCGTCATAACGCTTAGCCCATTCATACAGCCTATTGCGCGGCCTACCCAAAAAACAAGCCAATCCTGCGACGCTTGGAACTATGTCACCTAAGTCTTTATAACCATCTGCTAAGTAGTATAGCGACTTCTTAACCACCTCATCCGTGTACTCACTCGGACGACCATCAACAGCCTTAGAAGCTGCTATCTTATCAGCCCCCATGTGCTGCTCCTTTATTTACCATTTATTTAACGGACAAGCCTCAGTTTCAAACTTAATCTTTGCTAAGATATAACAGCCACATTCCAAGCACTTATCACCACCCAAAATAGTTGAACCTTGAGGCATACCATTCTTTCTCGATACATGCTCACACTGCTCACAAATCAAGTAACGTTCTTTCTGCTTGTCTTTTGATGCTATTACATCATCACCACTTACAGCAGCTTTAATAACCTTGCTTGCTGATTGCGCCAAATGCTTGGCCTCACTCATTAACCTGCGCTTTTCGCATGATGCACAGCTCATGATTTCCTACTCTTTATATCATTAAATATAGATATCAATTCAGAGTAAATTTCATCAATACTCATCGCTTAACCTTTCCTAGTAGCATCACAAGCCATAATAAAAAAGCCCATAACTGTTTTAATGATTGTTTGCGCTCATTCA